TTGGGAACTGACGGAAGGCTTCCTAATGAACTTTGGTTAACACAAAACTATTATTATAAATTTGTATTAGAAGATTCAAATAACAATTTAATAGCTACATACGATAACCTATACGGAATCCTTGCTACATCTAGCGGTGGTGGCTCTACAAGCGTTCCTAGTGGCGTTATTATGATGTGGTCAGGCTCTATTGGCTCTATTCCTAGTGGTTATTATTTATGTAATGGATCAAATGGAACACCTGATTTAAGAGATAGATTTATTGTAGGCGCTGGTAATCTTTATTCAGTAGCACAAACAGGTGGTAGTGCAGACGCTATTGTGGTATCACATACCCATACTGCAAATTCTGTAACATCAGTTACTGATCCTGGTCATAGCCATTCTATTCCATTATCACAAAACGTCAATTCTTATGGTTCTAACTCTGGTGGTGTAGGACCTGTTACACCTGGAAATGTAACTACAAATACAGCATTTACTGGTATTTCAGCTACAACCAATACAACAATCGCAGTAGCAGGTAACGCAGGAACAGGAGCTAACAACCCATTGTTCTATGCTCTCTGTTACATAATGAAGTCATAATCATGATTAAACATAATTTAAATGAAGTAGATCATAGATTAAGCACTCACGAAGAAATTTGTGCTTTACGTTATGAAGCAATCAATGCAAGATTAAAGCGTTTGGAACAGATTTTGCTTGGTGCAGTAGGCGCAGTTTTGTTATTATTATTAAGTAATCTTTTAAAATAAGGAGTTTATATGCAATTAATTAAAGATTTATGGGCTGTTGTTCAGTCAGTATTACAAGTAATTAAAACATTAGTAGGTTATGTAAGAGCAATTATTTTGGCTGTGGAAACACTCATTGGCAAAATTGCTCATAAGAAAGCAGAAGTTGCAGCACCTGTTGCTCAACCTGTAGAATCTACAACACCTGCTGTTCCTGCACCTGTAACCAATGAAAATGGCGCTACAACTACTGTAGCTCAATAATGAATTGGTTAGTTCAAATAGCGCCTACGATTGCTAGTGCGCTTGGTGGCCCATTAGCAGGCCTAGCTGTAACTGTATTATCTAAAGCTTTAAATGTAGCACCGCATGAAGTTAATGACATAATTCAGTCTAATAAACTTAATGCAGATCAAATAGCTCAAGTTAAAGTAGCAGAAATAGAATTACAACGCCAAGCTCAAGAGTTAGGATTAGACTTTGCTAAAATAGAAGTCGCTGACTCTGTATCTGCTCGTAATATGGAAATTACTACTAAATCCCATATTCCAGCAATATTAGCTTCAATTACAACTATCGGATTCTTTGGGATACTTACTTTGTTATTCTTTAATAAAGTTGATCCTACCAATAACGCTTTGATGATTATGTTGGGTTCATTAGGAACTGCATGGACTGGCGTTATATCTTTTTACTTTGGATCATCTCATGGCAGTCAATTAAAAGATCAAATGCTTTATCATTCAACACCTGAAAAACCAAGCGAAGAATGAACATAACCGAACATTTTACATTTGAGGAACTTTACGCATCTGAAATAGCGGATCGTAACCATATTGATAATACACCGACTGATCCTCAAGTATTAAATAATTTAAAAACAGTAGCTTTGAACCTTGAAAGCGTCAGGAGATTACTTGGCCATCCTATTCATATTAATAGCGCTTATCGCTGCCTACTTGTTAATGGAATGTTGGGAAGTAAACCGACTTCTGCTCACGTTAGGGGGTTGGCTGCTGACATCATTTGCCCTTCTTTCGGTAGCCCTGTGGATATTGTCAACGCTATTATTTCTAGTGGTATTCAATACGATCAAGTTATTTTGGAGTATGATAGATGGTGTCATATTGGATTTGCAGAAGAAGGCAAAGAACCAAGATTAGAACAATTAATTATTGATAAAGAAGGAACTAGACGTTATGGCAACTAAACCTACATATAAAGCAGAGAAACCAGCTATTCGTAGCGAATCTAAAGACTATATTGTTAAAAGAGTAAATGGTTTGGAAGAAGAATTAAAAAGACATGAAAAAATGGATTTATTAAAAGCTCATCCACTTCCTAATATGCGTAAAAAATGAAACAAGATCATTTTGACGCTATGTTGATGTTTGTTACTACAATGTGTTTAGTTAGCATACTTGGAGGCTGTTTAAAATTATGCCTCCAAGCATACGAATACGCATTATGTTACTTGCGTTAATTACTTAACAAATATTGACTTGCTTTAATTAACATTTCTGGATCGTCATTAAATTTACCTAAACCAGTATTACAATTAAAACATAATAATTTTCTTATTTTTCCAGTAGAGTGTTTATGATCTACTGATAAAGCAATAGGTTTGCCATTTCTAATATTGTCTTTTACATCTTTATTACAAATAGCACATTTATAATCTTGTTTTACCGCCAAATCATTATATTCATCTGGCGTTAAATTATATCTAGTCTTTAAATGATGTTTTTGACCAATACTCTTACGCCATTCTTTTGGTTGATTTTTTTCATATTCAATTATTTGAGCATTTCTTTTTTCTTTATTTTTTTTATACCATTCAGCATGATATTTTTTTAAATAAGCTTTTTTAGCTATTGGGTCTTTGTGGGGCATTTTGATACCTTTCAGTTTAAGGTCAGTAAATTAATAGGAACTACCAGTCGGTTACTGAAGCCGAGCATGACCGCTAAGTCATTCTGGTAGCAAGCCTAATTATAACAAATTAACGATTGCAAATATACATCGTAATCTCAAAGCCAAAACGCATTTCTGTTGCAGCTGGTTTAGTCCACATAATTATTCCTTAATATAATGCAAGCAAAATAGCTTGTATATAAAATTATGTTCTTTTATATAAACAAAACCATCAGTAAAATCATTATTTATCTTTAAGCCTATCTGCAACCAATAAAGCATATCCAGCAATATCATTCCAATGATCTGCATGGTCATGGTTACCATAAATAATACGACTTAATTTAACTAAAATCATGTGTATGGCTTCTTTCTTATCAGCTTCCATGTTTTGATAAGCATTTAGGCCTATTAAATGTTCCATTATTTCTTGAATCCACATAGCTTTTATTTCAAAATCGCCATGCGTTACTTCTCTATCTTCTAATATTTGATCTACTTCCATAACTTCCTCCATTAAAGTTTTCTAATTTCAAACCCATATACTTTGCATACTTCTACTGCTAATTTATAAAATTCAAGCTTATGCTCATCATAATGCTCGTATTTTTTACAATGATATAAAGCTAGGTGGATCATTTCATGCAATATAGTTTCAGATAATATTCTGAACTTTTTGCAATAACTACTAGATATTTCTATTTTTAATGGGTCTGCATGAAAATAACCACATACCCTTTTATCTTTAATTACTTTCCATTCAATAGCACTTGCGCTTGGTAAAGCATATTTATCAAATGGCGGCAATTTAGCAAACGTAGTATAAAGTTTAGCTAAATATTTAGGGGTAAGCAAAGACATAATAAATTCCCCTAATTAGTTAATATTAACCTTTCCAGCTTACCCATTCTGACTTATCAGAGTTTTCAAAGGATACATCCACATTAACAGGCATTGAGAAAGTAATACCATGATAAGGGTGCGTTATCCATAAAGCTTGTCTAGGGGGTTCAAAGCCAAAATTGTTGCTGTAGGCATATTCACAATACCCTTTTAGCGATCCATTTACAATAAGTCGTTCTAATTGTATTAATTGATGAAAATGACCAATTATCATAGTGTCATATTCCATATCAATTTGAGCATTTCTAGACCGTTTCTTATGGTCACCTCTAATAATAGGCCCTAAAGCTCCAATAACGCCATCTCCGCCACGAAATTGATCGCCATGGGTTAATAGATACTTATGATTATAAATGGCGTATAAAGCGTCAGGGCCATCAGGAATATGGAATGATACTCGGCTATCAGATTCAAAGTGTTTAGCTAGGAATTGATAAGTTAGCCAATCAAAAGAAGTGAAGTTTCTACCCTTATTTCGTATTTTATGGGTATTTCTACCATGATTACCACCTACACAAGGCACAAATACCTTGCCAAAACGATCAGCAAGCGTTTCTATGCACCAAATTAGCACACCAAATAGGTCTATAACCACCGGCATGATTTCTGCGTCATTGGTGGCCATAAGTTCTTCATGTATATCGCCTGACACCATATCACCGCCTAAAGCGAATACAATGCCTGGATACTTTGGATTAACCATGTGATTGTTTAATAGATCAATAGCCACTTCAATCATCTTTTTAGCTCGTTTATGAGCTATTTTCATATTGTAGGAATTGACATTATTAACTTGATTAGGGTCTACGTTTTCCCCCCAATGCCAATCTGAAGCAAATAATGTAGGAACGCCAGGTGCAGATTTACTTGAACTAGGCTTTAGTAACCAGCTAGGTGGCGATGGCTTCTTTTCTGACATTTTAAGTATTTTAGTCTTAACATAATTCTCACTTAATACGTCACGATTGAAAGCAGCTATTTGAGCTTCTAATGTTCTTATTTTATCTTTTAGAGCTATTTCAGGTGGAATGTCAGTTATGTGTTGTTTTGTATTATCTACTTCAGCTTGCATACCTGCCATTCGTGCTGCTCTTATCCTACCTTGAAAACAAGCTCTTTTAATACCTAATAATTCGGCTGCTTTAGTTTCGCTGCCTGTTTTATTAAATGCTTCAACTGCCTCTTCTAATTGTTGGCGAGTTAATGGCATAGTTGACTCCTAAACAGAAGTTCAAACATAAAAAAAGCACCAAACAATAAACCTAAACCACCTAAAATAATTAAAACTTTTACTACAAAGTCTGTTATTTCTTCCATTGGTTTTCCTTATGTTTAATTTCAATAAATTTGACATTTTTTAGCAAATTTGTTTCGCCGTCAAATATTAATTGCAAATTGCATCCTCTTTGACGTTCTTTATTGTTAGCAGATATAAAACTTGCGTAACCTTTTTTACCACGATAAACATAATAATCTAGGGTAATATCAGGTTGAGGTTCTTTTAATTTTGTTTTTTTTATAACAGATTGAATATCTAATCCATTAAGCTGTTTGGTATATAACTCAATATTGAGCATATTTTGTTTCCTCCATTTTGTAAAAAATCATGTGCGACCATTGAACAGTCTTTTTTAATTTGAACCATGATTGAGGTTTTGAGATTGAATTATCGTGGAAATTAGTTGCGCCTTTAGAATAATCAGGCTCTAACTTGTGCATGATGCGCCATGCAAGATCAAGAAAGTATGGTTTGATTTCTTTAGGTTCAGGTGGTTTTACTTTTCCATACCAAGAAAACTGATAAGGTTTTCTCATTTCATTACACACCTGCTTTGGATCAAAGTCAGCTCTACGCATAAGGACATAGCCAACACCGATTTGTGCTTCTTTTTGTTCTACGCTACTTTCCATATAGATTGTTTGCGCTAAACAAAGAAGTGCCTGGTCGATCATAAATGACCCCCCTGTGTTATTGCCAAGTTGTATTATACCATTTTTCAATTATTGCCTAGCTTCCATAAGTTTGACTTCCTCTGCCACTTGATCTAGGAACACTTTTACTTCTTTTTCCATTTCATCAATAAAGGCATTATCTTTAACCATTCTTTTCAAGAAATATCTTGAACCTTCAGGCATACGACTATCATAGCTAAAGAAGTCACACCATTGAGCGCCTGTGCAGGCCATTTGAGCCATCATTTGAATCTTATATTTTGTTGGTGGTTCACCTTCTTTAATATAAGACCAATGCGTAGCGCTATTGGGATTCTTGATTTCTAATAAGTTATATGTGCCATCATTGTTTTTAATAATGCCATCAGGTGAGCAACCAAACCATTCAATTGATTTATGTTTGACAAATGGAACTTCCTCTACAAAAGTTTCGGTTAGCAATTCGTATGCTTGACGTGCTTTCGGTTCTTCTTCTGTGCCACGCATCATTGCTTCATTTTTATATGATTCCTCAACAACGCCTGTGACTCTTTGAATAGCCAATTCAATTAAATAATTTTGTCGGCTAGCGCTTAGGCCTGTTTTAGTTTTAGCCATAATGTCTGCAACTCGTGATGCAGTTACATGACCTAATCTTAATTGCAACCATTCAGGTGTTCCTTGTATAATTTCATTCATTTTCTATATCCTCTAATTTAATTTTTATTTTATAACTTTATCTGTGAGCCAACATAAAA